TGTCTCGCCCTTGCTTCCTCTAAGAAGTGCAAGGATAGCATTAAGCTTGGTCATTCCATCAGCATCAAGTCTTGACTCATCAATGGTAACCTTAGCGGTAGGTTTAAATTCAACCGGCTTACCACCAATGGTAATAGTACCAACATTTACAGGAATGGTATCTACCTCCCAGCTAAGAGAAGCCGGTTCGGGACTGTCGTTAACAGTCTCGTAATTGTGCTCAGAAGGAGCTGCAGTACTTCCGAAAATGAAGTGATGCTTATGGTATTTCTCCATACCTTCGGTATCAGTACCAACATTTGACCTGTGATAGAATCCAAAGGTCTTCCTCTGCTGCTGTCCAACAGTTACACCAGGAACTGCCTCGATGGTACCATCACACTCGTCAAACTCTGTAGGAGAGTAAAGAGCCTCGATAGTATATCCAAAGGTCTCTGCTGCACGAAGTGAAATGTACTTGATGTTATCAGCATAGGTGTCGTTAGCATCAGCACCTTCGGGAGAGTGGTTAACTGCTGTAAGACCATTCCATGCTACACCATGTGCATAATTATAAGTTTTTCCGCCAACCTCTACGCCAACGGGATCGTAAATGAAAAGGATACCATGGTCTACACCGTTCTCATAATAACGCTCGCCAGTTTTATCCCAGTCAATTAAAAAATTATCAGCCATTTATTTTTCCTCCTTGATAATTGTTAGAAATATACTGTGAATACGAAATGCCATAGTCCATCAGCAGGATATACTCGTGAAAAGCTTGTAAACGGTAGATATGTTAAGAATCTATCAGGCAATTCACTATCCTTATTTTGATCGACTATAGTTATTTCGTAACACTTCATATGTTCATAAATTTTATTGTTAGCATATTTTGTTTGTATTTTTGACAAGGTATATATAATACAGGGATACTGCATTTTTATTGACTGTGGCGTTTGGTAATAAACATTTCTATTACCCATGAAGCTAGTCAATTTCTCATGAAGTTCAAGACGTGTGCCCATTATATATACCTCCCAATGATAATGTTAACCTTGGATGTTCAACAGATATATTAGTTATTTTCCATTTTACATTCATATAGATAACATATTTAATATTGGTGAGGTTTTCTAAAATATATGGATCTGTTACTATAGACAGTTCATTAGAAATTGATATATCATCGTTAAGATCGTTACCTCTTTCCCAACGTCTTGAAACTTTGTTCATTTCACCGTAGTAATTTCTTTCTACAGCTACCTCATCCCAAATACCGGGACTTGTTTCTTCAGTAACTATAAAACCTATTTTACCATACCATTTCATTTGAAAACCTCACCATTTTGAAAAATTAGTTATCATCCCTGAGCAGTAACTACTTCAAGAGCAATTGCTGAGTAAGGAACAGTTGTCATACCAGAAAGACGAGTCTCAATAAGATACTTCTCCTGGTTTACATCGATGTCAAAATCATCGAACATGGTAACCTGACCCTTACGATCAGTACCTACTCTGTAGTCCTTAAGGTTTACAATAATACCTGCAAGCTCAACAGTGTTCTCGTCAGCATCACGTCTAGTAAGACCCTGGAATACAGGAACAGAAACGATCTTTGTTACACGCATAGCTGCAGCAAGCTCCTGTACGGTATTATAAAGTCTACGTCCCATGCTATCCTTAAGAAGAATCATCTGAGTAAGGTAATCCTCATTAGCATACCATACAGTATCACCAGATCCCTTATAGGTCTTCTTAGCAAGTACAGCCTTATCGATAAGCTTATCAGCAACAGTAGCATCTGTATCAGTAGCGCCCTTGGTAACCTTAGCCTTAATGGTGAAGAAATCTTCATCAGTCCAAATAGGCTTAATGCAGTTCTCGTCAATCTTATCAGAAGCGGATGCAGAACGTCCATCACCAACAAGAATAGCTCTTGCTACTTCCTCGTTAAGCATAGCCTTCATTTCAGCCTTAAGCCATACAACAACATCGAAATCAGTAATATCGATGATGTCATTACGATCGAGTCTCTGCTTCTTGTAAACAGTGGTAGGAGATACAGTTCTCTTGGTAAGAGCAATAACCTCGTCTTCCTTATAAACTCTATTTCCTTCAGCATCTACAAAGTTACCCTTAGCATCTCTACGAAGCTTGCCATTCTGATCCTTGTACTGAGATCCACCAAGGAAACCTTTTGCTCTTGCCTCATCTGCAGTAATATCTGCATAGATGCACTTAATTCTTGCAAAGGGACTCTTAGATACTGAGTTGAGTACCTCATCTACCCATGCGCGATCTCTTTCAACCATAATAGGCTGATTTCCGACAGTCTGCTCCTCGGGGAACATTACGTCGATGTTGGTAATTCCATGCTGTAAGCATGCTGCCTTAAGACTGGTGCCTCTCTTCATATCATCGAGTACAGCAACCATGTCGTCGTGAGAAAGAACCTGCTCGTCTTCTACACCATTGTTCTCAAATAAATTTCTAGTCATTTCGTTTCCTCCTTCAAAATTGTCTGAATGTTTGACATCTTCTTTATCATTTAAATTTTTAATAGTATCTGCAATTATGAAAGCTGCAACTTTCTTCTGCTTGTCATTAAGGGTTTCCCAAACTTCTTTGACAGTTTTTCCGTTATCAGATTCTTCATGTGACAAAGTTTCCTCGGCATCGTCAGAATGCTGCAACTTTTCAAGTTCACTCGGATTTGCCTGTGCGATTGCAATAATAGCATACACGGCATCCTTTTGGTCATTGTTGAAAGATTCCCATACATCTTTTACAGATTCATCAGTATCTGCATGCTTAAGGTCTTCTTCCTTAGGCTTATCTTCAGTCTTAGAATCTTCTTCCTTAGGCTTATCTTCAGTCTTAGAATCCTCTTCCTTAGGTTTATCTTCAGTCTTAGAGTCCTCTTCCTTAGGTTTATCTTCAGTCTTAGGATCTTCTTTCTCGGAATCCTCTTCCTTAGGTTTGTCTTCGGTCTTAGGATCTTCTTTCTTTTTATCAGGATCCTCATCAGAATGCTTGATCTCTGAAGAAACCCAACAAGGCATGCTATTAATAATACTTTCGTTATAAATAACAGCCTCTTCGTCTTCACCTTCACCATGAGCAATATTAATGGTATCGATAAGTGCTCCAGGATTAGCTCCCGCAAGAACTAAACTAAGTTCTCTTATGTTACCATGAATAACCTCATTACCATTATGCTTTAAATGATTAGCATAAATTGAAAGGTGCTTTAGATCGCCATGAAGAACTTCTTCTTTTGCAGACTGGCCCTGAGGAGTATTATTAAATGCGCAATATGCATATACTCCATCGTCCCTGTTTTCAAGTAAAGCATGACCAAGAACCTGTTCCACATTATCATGACTATGCATGTAAACAAGAGGAACAGTTGTTCCATCGTTACCGATGAATGCATTCCGTTTAATGACTCTACCATCTGCACATAAGACATCATTCTTTGTGGCGTATCCACTAAAATCAAATCTTTTTGTAGCCATTTTGAATTTTTCCTCCTTAATTATTTGTAATTACTTAATGGCTGATCTAATGACTCCGAATTATTTGTACCTTCTTCATCATTAGTAGTCATTACAGGATTCTCCAATTGCTGATCTGATGCATTTAAATTCTTATTTCTAAGTTCATCTGCTCTAGGATCATTAACTGGCCTAAATCCAAGTAGAGATCTAAGTTCATTAGAAGATAAGATCTCATTTCTAGTCAACGTATCAGCTATATTAGCGAGATTCGTTGCTGTCATCAAACGGAAAGGTTCTTCAAAGAACATTATTGTTTGACCACGGGTTTGAGCATTTTGCGATAGAAATTTTCGTGTCATTTCATTCGTTATTGCTGATAGAATTGGTTCTACGGTACCGTTAATATAATTCAACATAACCTGCTCTGTAGCTGAACAATCAAATACACTTGAGTTTATACCTAACTGGCTGTATAGCATACTCGTCAAATATTCAACTTGTGACATTATGTTGTTTTCTACAGGTCGATTTAATTGAGTTATCTTTTCTGTACCATCTGTATATGCAATTCCATATTTGGAACCCGTTAACTGTTTTTCAATATCTTTACGTCTAGCTTCCGCTTGTGCTTTTCGCGAATCTGACTTAACTATATACGGAAGCTGAATTATAATGTCTAACTTACCAGCTCCTGATTGTTCATCAATCGCGTCTAATATATTTAGTTTTTTAATAAGCCTTTGCAATATAGAATTTCTATCATTCATAATTGAATATAATGGATTTTCTATTATTGCAACTGTTGATTTTGGAACCGTGATCTCTTCTTTTTGACCACTCTTTTGATTATATACTTTAATTCGTACATGCTCCGGAAACCATTCAACGACTGTTCCGCATCGCATATCTTTAATATCAAAAGATCCATACATATCTGGGTCAAGATTAGTTTCTATAGGTGCCAAAACAACATGACCTTTATCTAACATTGTTAGTACAGCATCTTGGATAAAACCTCTACCAGTTTGATCAATATTGGCTGAAACTTTTAAACATCTGTTTAATGAAGAATCAATTTCTTCAACATATCGGCCATTTTCATCTACTTTGGCATGCACTATCGGTCTTGATGCTACATCAATAGCAATTTTATTATATAATGAATTGACTATTGATCGATCATTTCCGCCAGTTAATATTGGTCTATCTGGATGAATATAAGAACTCGGTCCATAATTTTGATACCCTATATGAGTCGGATCTCTTCCTAAAAATGCATTCCAGGCATGTGACAACCTATCTGTAAATGACATGTTTATTTCCTCTTTTTAGATTTTTTGCTTTTTTTAGATGATTTTGTTTCTTGTGATCCAGGAAGTAAATACTCACTATTCCAGCTCTCATATCTTGTATTATTCGGGTTGTAATAGTATGTATAATTTCCATTATTTGATGATCCCGAATTATCAGAATTATCATATTTATCATCTATTATTTCGCCGTCAACAGTTTCATATTTTTTGGTTTCTTCAGATTTATCTTTAGAATCATCTGTTGATTTATTTTTGTCAGCTCGCTCTGCACGCCATTTCTCTTCATTAAATGCCTGAACTCTTTCAGCATAATCTTGCCTACGTTCATTAAGTTTTGTATCTCTATCAGATTTCTTTTTGGCTTGAGCTTTCTCTTTAAGATCATAAGCACTTAATCCATTGGTTACCATTGCTGCAACATCTGAACCGAATACCGCTTCTACTGCTTTACCTATAGCATTAACTTCTATATTAGTAAGTATTTTAGTTCCAGCATTTTTAACTGACGTAGCGACGGCATCTACCGCATTATCTTTTAATTTTCGGATCAATTTGTCTGTGGTGTCTGTGCCAAGAATACTGCCCATTTCATTCTCAAGAAGTAATCGAGCTTTATATTCCCTTATGTCATCTTCTGTCATCATTTTCATATTTTTGTTGACAACTTTTCTAGCTCTTTTTACATCTTTTAAAGTAAAATTAGTTGCTTCTCGACCATCTTTTAATTTACCACCTCTATAAGCAATGGCTTTTACAGTGTCATTTAACGGATAAGGAGGTCCATTTTCTACGCCCCATTTCTGGCCTTTAACACCATGATGGGAAAGATATGATTTATATATCATTTCTTTTTCCTCCTATCATTTAAGTTTTTCATCTAATTTATCACGAACATTTTTCAAGCCATCAATTGTTTTACCTTCGACAAATTTATATGCAGATGATTTATCACCAGTTCTCTTATCTAAAGCTTTTTGGGTTCCTAATGTTGATATTACTAATCCCGGGATTCCTCCACCAGCAACGGATGCTATGACAACTTTATTGTACTTCGTAGCGGCATCTCGCATTTCTGGACTAAGTCGTATGTCACCTATATCAGAAACCATGTTATCAATAGCTTTAGTATAATTATCGACCATTGATAAAATATCTTTGTCATCTTTATACTTATTTGCTACTTTGTTAATTTCTTTTCTTGCTTCATCGATACTTTTATCGAATCTTTTTTCATAATTGTTTTTATTCATTAAATCATAGACATTTTTTCGTCTATCATAATTTTCAGTTCCTTTTAAATCAGCTTCAGCATATTTTTTAGATTTATCATATACTTTATTTAATCGCTTCTCAGCTGCTGAATAATCTTTTGAAGGTGAAAGTGGATAAGGAGGTCCATTTTCTACACCCCATTTCTGGCCTCTAATACCATGATGCATTAGGAAGTCAAAATCATTCTGTGGAATATAAATGAAATTACCGTCGGAATGCTGTATATTATTTTTCAACCATCCTTTAGCAGCCATAACTTCTTGCTTATTTTTAGAAGTTTTAACTATTTGCTCAGCTTTCCAAATCTTTTCAAGTTTTTTAAACTTTTCAGCAGACTCATTATTTTGGAAAACTAATGGCAACCAGTCAGGATGCTTCAATACTTCTTCATAAGATTCTCCGCCCCAAACCCAGTTACCTTTTTCATCCTGGAGGCGGCCATCTTTTCTTGTTACATTAGCCATTTTGATTTTTCTCCTTTTATTGATACTTCTTTAATATTGAATAATATCCAGATAATTGATCCAATACATTTTTATACTATTTATGTTTACTTAATCATTTTGCCCCTTCTAAAGAATTCATGTTTTAATTCCTTTTATTTTGATACACTATTTTGTCATCTTAAAATTTTACTGACTCAATACCTAACTTATGTAAACCTTCTCTTAAATCAGAAATATTTTTGCTTATTTCCTTATCTGTTATATGCTTAGAACCTATATTTTTTAATGATTCATTAATATTAAAAATTATAACTGGATCATGGGCGTTATTATAAATACCTTGATTATTATCATCAACCATTGCATCATATTTCTTAGATATATTATCTAAGTATTTAGATGTAGATTTATAATAAAAAGCAGCTTCCATTGCATGATTAAAAATCTCATACGCTGTTTTATAATCAGCATCTGTTTTCAATTTCTTTAAATTTAATTTT